GCCGGCTCCAGCTGCTCAGCGCGCAAGCCGCCGACGCCGAGGTCGTAGTTCGCGTTCAACCCATAGCGTTGATTCGCGAGCCCCCCAAGACCGATGGCGAACCCCTGGTCCTGACCGCGCGCCTGCAATCCTCTGTTCTGCGATTGCGTCCAGTCCTGCGCGAACATGTTCGCCAGATTGCCTTGCAAGCTGTCAATCGCGTTGCTCGTCGCCATCCCTTCCGCGACCCCTTGCCGCGAGCCGCCGAGCCCGCCGACGCCGATAGCGTTGGAGCGGATGCCGTTGAACGACTGGCCCAGCGCGTCCTGAGTGCGGCGCATGATGTCGTCGGCTACACCAGACATCCACGGGCTTGATTGCGTGCCGAAAGCTCCGTAGCCGCCGTACTGGCCGAATGAGCCGGTACCGCCGAAGCCGCCGCCCGCTTGTCCTGTGTTGCCGCCACCCGTGCCGCCACCAAGGTACGGATTGGCGCCGGTTCCGCCGCCGATAGGCGTGCCGTATCCAGTTCCCGTTGGCTGACTCTGAGGCAGTGGATTTGTCCAGTCAGTGGGCAGAGTCGGCGCGGCCGGGTTTTGCGCAACAGGCGTTCCCGCCGCGTCATAGCGCTGCTGCACTTGCGCCGCCGGCAAGCCGGTAGCGCCTGCCATCTGGTCAACGCCAGCGCCGTAACGGTCCATCGCTCCGCGAATCTGTTGATCCGTCGCGCCGGGGTTGCTGCGCAGGTAGTAATCAATGTCGTTGTTGCTGACGCCAGTGCTGCCGGTCGCTGCGTTGTACCGGTCGCGCACAGTCTCATACCCAGAACCGTTGGGCATGCCGAGAGAATCGGCAACCTGCGCGGAACTGACGCCGTAGTTGTTCATCACTTGAGCAATCTGCGCATCGGTCGCACTCGGGTTGCGCGAGAGCCAGTCAGCAACTAGATCGTTTCCGATTGGGCCGGCTTGTTGCGGTACGGCGGTCTGCGTGCTCTGTTGCTGCGCGGCAGGCTGTTGTGCAGTCTGTTGCTGCATCGCAGGCGCAATCGCGGACCATGGCATGGTCGCGCCGGTCGTCATCGGCAGGCCGGTGCGCCCGTCGATCAGCGTCGTCACCCGCGAAGTGCCGTTTCCCATCGAGCCGGGCGGGACATAGACTTGATCGCTCCCATTCGTACCGGGGATGAACGATGTAACGCTCGACGTACCGTTGCCGATGGAAAACGGCTGCATCTGGCTCGCCGGGGTCGTCGGCCTTGTCGGCCCAGCCGTGACGGTCGGAGAAATTGCGGCCTGGTAGCGACTCTGGATATCCTGCGGGTTCACGCCGGTTGCCTGCGCCATTTGGTCGAAGGTTACGCCGTTCGTGCGCATCGTCTCCGCGATCTGCTGGTCCGTAGCGCCAGGATTCGCTGACAGCCACTGAAGGATTTCTTGTGTGGTTGCCATGATTACCGTCCCGGGAAGAAGCGATTGAAGCCATTGCCGGCGACGGGTTGGTTCAGGAGGTTGCGGCCGACGCTTTGCATGTCGGTGAAACCCTGCATGGCGCCGGGTGCCATCTGCTTGGCAAGAAGACCCTGAACGCGCGGCGCGAGGTCTTCATAAAAGAGCTTATCCATGCGCGGGTCCATGCTTTTGACGCTGGTTTGGCTGGTGTCCTGCCCCTGCGACCCGGCAAGGGCGCCGAGCGCGGTAGCAGCCGGGCCGAGGTACTTGGATGCGCCGTCAAGCAGCGACAGACCGGAACCGGCACCGGAAAGCGTCAGACCGGCACCTGTGGCCGCCGCGTCCCATGCCGGAACGCCAGACGCGATACCCTCGCCGAGGAAGGCTCCAGACCCGCCAGCCGCACTACCACCTGCTCCAGCAGCACCGCCGGCCAGCGCCGCCCCTCCAGCCCCTGCGGCCTGCGTTGCACCAGTCATGCTCGCGCCAGACAGAACAGGGTTCGTGCCGAAGCTAGCCGCAGCCCCAAGCGCCGGAAACATCGATAGCGCAAACGGCGCCGCAAGCGATAGAACCGGAAGCCCCGAGTTGATGAGTTTGCTGATCCCGCTCGTCTTCAGCCCGGTGAAGATGCCGTCCTTGGTCGGATTGCCGGCAGTGTCGTAGTTGGCATACGGCAGGCCATTCAAATCTTCCTTCGTCCTGACGCCCTCCGGCATGTCGTAGACGGTCCAGCCTGCGATTTGCGTATTTGGGGAGTACCCCTCGCCGGTTCCAGTGCCACCAACATCCTCCCAGGTCGGAGAGTAGGCTCGCCGCGTCACAGGGTCGATGTAGGTGCCGGCGTTGGTCGGCGTCACCGTGCTGTTTAGGTACGCGAGTAGTTCTGGTGAGAGAGTTGCCATTGAGAATTCCCCTTTATGCTGCCGTCGTGACGGCCGTCCAAGTGCCGGCGCCGTCCGTGTTGATGTAAGCGCGTGTGCTGGTGCTCGACCCGTCCGTCCTGAGATACAGAGAGCCCTTCATCGCAGAAAACGTCGGCGCCCCCAAACCTGCGAACACGCCGAGCAGCGCCTTCGTGGGGGTCGTCTTCATTGCTTCGATCACAAGGTACGGCTCCGCCCTGTGCGCGGCCTGTTGAACCGACGTCAGCTCACGCCGGATGAACTCAGTCAGTCGCGCCGGATCGCTCGGCACATCACCGGGTCTGTACGTCTTCAAAATCGCCCCTGCGTCGTGAAGTCGAGGTCAATCGAGCGCAGCGCCAGCAGCGGGTAGTCCGTGCTGATGCACTTCCACGCCATGTAGCGGCCAGCCCGTGCGAAGCGGTTCGTCCAGTTCGTCACGCCTTGCGTGTGCGTCGCCGCGCTGGCGTAGGTCGGATTGCCATCTGCGGTCATGCTGGAACCGTGATAGACCGAAACCACAGCGCCGGCCGAGCCCTTGAACTGCGGGCGCGAGTCGGACAGCACCTTGACCGAATCGGAGTCGTCCAGGCTGATCCCGCGCTTTTCCAGCATGAACTCAATCGCCGTTCCGAAGTCCGTGCTCCCGATCTCAGCAAAGCCGATCAGCGGGGTCGTGAAACCGAGCACAAGCCGCGCCTGGTTGGGCGAAAACTCGTTCTCGTCAATCATCGAAACGTCGGTGTCGATAACGCCTGTATCGTTGTCGATGATGCTGGTATCCAGACCAGAAGCGACAAGCCCCGTAGCGCCGTGCGTGAGGTCCGAAATGTCGAAGTCGCCCCATGCCCCGGCGCCGTCGTTGCCGTCCCAGTTCCACACCAATACCCGGTCGCAACTGGTGCTCAGCGATGAGGGAAAGCACACCCACACCTCGCTTTTGATCGGGTTGACGCACAGGAAGGACCGGGCGGCGTAGGTCGTGTCCATGGCGCTTCTAAGCCATTCCTTAACCCGGCCCTCGGCAATCGACTCCGAAGCACCGCCGCTGTGAATGCGCACGTCGCCGTTGGACAGGAAGACTTGCCCTCTCGGCGTGTTGACGATGCAATGCCGCGCGAGCAAGCCCTCCGAATCCGGCACTCTGGAGACTGCGAACACATCGTTTCCGCCGATGAATCGCACCGCAAAGCGGGAGTCCTGATCGTAGATGTAGGCCGTATCCCCGAACACCGCCCCGTCCACCATGAAGCCGCCAGTTTCCGCCGCTTGCGGGGTGTCGCCGGCATCATTGGTCGCTGAAGCCGTCCACGAAGCCGGAACCGAGCCCGCTTCGGCGGAACTGCCCCACAGCAAGACTTGAGGCTGTTTCGTGCCGCTAACCGTGGGAGCGAGCGCGAGAATGTAGTTCTTGTAAAACAGGATCGCGTCGGCCTTCATGCCGGCAACCCATCCCGGCATCCTGCGCAGACGCGTGGAGGTGTCGCCGTTCCAGTAGTACATGCCGTCTACCGGGTTATTCAGCACCAGCACGCCGTTAAACGCCCCGCCGGTCCACTTGTCGTCAATGGCTCCGGTGAAGTCGGCCTGCACGTTGTAGGAATACTGGCCCACGGTCGTTGCCGACGAGCCGGGATCGGCCGCCAGCGTGATCGTGAACGTCGTTGCGCCAGTGACCGTAATGGCGCCGGTGACGTTGTATCCGGTCGGCACAGCCCCGTAGATCGTCACCACATCAGCCGTGCTCAATCCGTGGTTCGTGCTGGTCGTCACCGTTGCCGTGGTGCCGACACGGGTAATCGAGGCAATCGCTACGCCGTCCGTGTAGCGGGTGATTTCCGTCCTGGTCGTGCCGTCGTCCACAAACACCTTGCCGATACCGCATTGGACCGAGAACCGGGCCGCAGAGGTCGTGTACAGCGCGAGGAAGTACGGAATGACCGTGGGCGTGGTGTAGACCGCAGACAGGCCCTTGCGCTTCTCGGCAAAGCCGTTGCGAAACCGCGCGTTCTTGCAGTCTGAGAACATCCCCGGCGGCAGTTCGCTCGGCAGCAAGTCTCGGTTGAGCCCCTGCCCGCAGTCTTTGATCTTGACCCGCATCAACGGTACTCCGGCGGCAAGTTGGCCCGCTCGCGTTCCTTGCGGTAGGCATTGGCGCAATGGTTCGGGCCTTGCCAGAAAAACAGCAGATCAATCGGGTACATCAGGAAGCCCCAAAACTTGCCGTCGCGGTTCATCCGGTAGGAGCGGGCGGAAAGCGTCTCGTCGCTCATGCCCACGGTCCATGTGAACAGCGGCATGACGATGGCGTTCACGGCTTGGTCAAGCGCGATGAACGACTCGCGGAACCAGCCGACAAAGAACGCGCCGAGGGCTTTCATAGCGTCGCCGCCGTCACAAAGAGCGCGTCAATCGCCGCCGAGTCGAGCCCGATGGCCGTCCCGATGGCAATCAGCGACGGGCGGGTGCGCTGAAAGGTCTGCGAGTCGTCCCACTCGATCTGCATGGCTGCGCGCTGGTCGGCGTCCGCAATCGCGTCGATAGCCGGCTGCACCGCTGACAGCTTGCCGGCGCGGCGCAGTGCCTCTTTGGCTTGGCGGCGGGTGACTTCCTGCGGAATGACGACAACCGGCGTCGGCTTCGTCAGCTTCTGGCCGTCCCACTCGTCACCGATGCTGCCGCCGTGATGGTCGGCGTCGATCAGATCAGGCATGAAGTTGAGCGACTCAACTTCGATGGTGTTGACGACCTTGCCGTCTTTGATGATGTGCGCTCTCATGCTTGCCCCCAGATACGAAGCTCACCGCGAGCGCCTGCGCCAGAAGTTGCGCCGGACACGGTAGCGCCGCCGCCACCACCTGGCGCAGTTCCCGCTGTTCCTGCGGAAGCGCTTGACGC